GCATTACAACGATCCCCAATCCAACGAGGCCCAAGGTCAGATAATGTCGAGGCTCACCGTACTCAGGATGCTCTGCGATAACCCGAACCTGGTAACACTGTCAGCCCGTAACTATAACGACAGTACAAAGCCAAATCAGGGTAGTGCTTACGCAGACTTACTGGTTACAAAAGACCTGCTAGCTGGGGTAACGCACACACCAAAGCTCGACGCCGTGGTTGAGTACATAGAAGAAGTCTTACACGAGGACCCCAAAAATAAAGTCGTGCTGTTCTCGTTCTTCAAGGAAAACCTAAGACTGATCCAGCAGGCAACTGCCAAGATAACTAACTCGGTGTTGTTTACCGGAGACATATCCGCAGAGGAAAAAGACACGGCCAAACAACAGTTTGCAAACGACCCGGACACTCGGCTGTTCCTGTCCTCCGATGCCGGAGGTTACGGAGTCGACCTTCCTATGGCCAACTACCGAATCTCTTATGATCCTGCTTGGAGTAGCGGTAAGTTAGAGCAGCGTGAAGCACGGATCATTAGGTTGTCGTCTCAGTTCCCACACGTTACAATTGCCACATTCGTTATGCAGGGGTCAATCGAAGAGCGCCAGTACGACATGCTCCAACAGAAGCGGTCGATCAACGAAGCTTTCGTAGACGGAAAGCATCACGATGTCAGTGGTGGTTTTGACATAACACTGAGTAGTCTGTCATCGTTCCTACGAGATTCTGAGGTATAAAATGGATAGCCAACATCAAAAAGGTACTCCGGTAACAGGGGACGACCCGCTACCTGGGATGCTTGCCAAACTTGCTGCCCAGTACAAAGAGTCAAAAGACTTTTCAGAAAAGGTTCAAAAGAAAACCGATGAGCTAAAGCAGGCACTTATTACGTACGTAAAAAAGTACGGGGTACCGGATGACCGTGGACATAAATGGCTTGCTGCTGGGGACGTTCAAATAAAGCATGAACGCCGAGTCCAATCGGGGTTTGATCTTCAAGCCGCCATCGCGTGGGTCCATGAACTAGGCGCATGGGATGAGGTCAAAGAAGTAATTGAAACAACCAACGAAGACCGTATCCTCCAGTATGCTTGGCACAACGGGTACAAAGACGAAATGGCAAAGTTCTACACGGAGCGTGAAACGTGGGCGTTCAAGTTAGTCGAGCAAAAGAACTATGACGACGAATGAGATTTACGAATGGTTAAAGGATAAGTCAACCATCGTAACCCCGTCAGGGTTGAGCTACGACATAGCAAGATTTAAGCAGGCAGTTTCTTTAATTGAGTTCTTAATGGAAGAGCGCGACTATTGGAAAAACGCCTACATGGAGGCCACCCGTGTCTCGTGATCCGCTAGACATGTTCAACTCATTGCCGGACTTCCCTGGTAAGACCCTGCCCAAGAACCGTCCAACCAAGACAAGGGATTCCCTTATCGAGGATCGGTTCAATGGCGCTAAGCCAAAGCTTCTAAAGGTGAACGGGGTTGAGCGTCAGTTCTTTACGGTTGGGGAATTAGCAAAAGCACTCAATCGTAAACCTGTTACAATCAGGATGTGGGAGTCCAAAGGATGGATTCCTAAAGCTAAGTACAGGACCCCCGCCCCCAAGGCAGAACAAATTCCTGGAAAAGCTTTGAAAGGACGTAGGCTTTACTCGCTAGAGCAAGTAGAGTTTCTACTGACCGCGCTGTCGCGGTTTGAGATAGATGACCCAGCCAAGGCCAACTGGGTCGGATTCAGACAGCACATCAAAAATCAATGGCCCAACGATTAAGGAAAAACATGAGCAGATACGACGACGAAGACGAGATCATGGAAGAGGAAGCTCCCCGCAATTCTTCCAATCTCAAACTGGTAGTAGAGGATGCAGAGGATGCACCGGCCCCATCGGGCGCTCGGGTCATCCGACGTGGATGGGGTGCTGCAGAAGCTGTAAAGCATGCTGACTCTCCGTTCGCTCAGCGCCTCCGTGTGATGGACGACCCGATTGTCATCAAGTTTCTGGAGGACGAGCCGTACGCTTCGTTCCGCCAGCACTGGGTGGAGCGCCAGGGTCAGAAGTCATTTACATGCATCGCAGGCATCGACCCTAAGGGTTGCCCACTCTGCGACGCTGGTAGCCGCCCGTCAACGCGGTTCGCTTTCAACGTGGTGCTCCTGAGCTCCGACAGTGAACCAAGCGTCAAGTCCTACGAGGTTGGTCCCCGTGTGATTGACCAGTTGAAGAACTTCCACAACGACCCCCGCCAGGGACCTTTGTCGAAGCACTACTGGGCAGTCAGCCGTTCCGGTAAGGGCGCAACCTCCGCCACCAACCACCAGTTGGTTAAGGAGCGAGACTTGGAAGAGTGGGGCCTTGAGTCCCTCGCAGACGCCGACGTCAAGGCGTTGCGTGGCAAGGCCTACAGCCCAGACATCATTTCAATCCCGTCACGCAAAGACCTACAGCAGATTGTTGTTGAAGATCTGGACGACTGATGTCAGACACACCCGGTGTTGCACTCGTGGGGGGCCTAAAAGCCCCCCACGTTGTGTCTTCTATCGAAGACATCCATAACCTTGTCAAAGAGGTTCTTGAAGTTGGGGCGTTTGCTTTTGACGTTGAGACAATGGGAGTTGTCGAGCGTCACCCAGACGTCCTTGAGTGGATTGAAAAAGAGTGGAAAGACCACGTCGCAACTCTCAAGAACCAATCTGAAGACATCAAGGCCAGAGCCAAAGAGATAATCACATCTAAGTGGCGCAACACCTTGGCCTTAGACCCACTACGAAATAGTGTTTTCTGGATTGGTATTGCCACCAAAGGCAAGTCATGGGCAATCCCCATGGGGCACCCAAACGGTGAAGTGCTAGTTCCAGAAGAGCGTGGCGACGGTTCTACTGTCCCACCACCTGGGTACCGCAAGTTCACTGCAAGTGGCAAAGAGTCAATGGCTAAGGCTAGGTACTTCAAGCCAGCTGTGTTCAGCCCCGCACCCGATCAACTCTCGTGCTCTGAGGTGTTTGAAGCACTGCGCCCCCTGTTCTTTAGCGACCTCGTAAAGATTGGGCACAACGTCAAGTTCGACGCTAGGTCAATTCGCAAGTACTACGGCGGAGAACTACCACCTGGGCCGTACCTAGACACCATGATTATGCAGCACCTGGTCAATGAGAACCTGTCTGAATACAGCCTTGACCATTTAGTTGCCCACAACTTTGAGGGGCATAGCGCCTACGCCAGAGACGGCAAGCTGGGCAAGATCATTACCGAAGTCCCGTTCTCAAAAGCTCTTAAGTACGTTCACTTGGACGTGCGGTGGACCTGGCTTATCTACACACGGTTGTACCCAAAGCTCTCGTCCGTAACCGAACTCCTGTCCTGTCTGCGCCAAGACATGGAAGTGCTACGAGTGCTCATGGAGATGGAAGACGAGGGCATCCCCGTTGACCACCGGTCCATGACCAAGCTAGGTAAAAGTTTGGATAAGCGTCTTACCGAACTGCTGGTCGACATGATGGAGTACGCCCCTCCAGGGTTCAACCCCGACAGCACGAAGCACAAGCAGGAACTACTTTTCAAAAAGAAACGAGAGGGTGGGCTTGCCCTCAAACCCTCAAAGCTAACTCCTAGTGGTGCCGCCTCGGTAGATGAGGAAACCCTAAGAAAGCTGGAGAGCAAGCACCCTCTTATCCCGATGCTCTTGGAATGGGCTGAGACTAAGAAACTGGTGTCAACTTATGTCGATGGGCTTCTACCAAAGCTAGTCAACAACCGCCTGCACCCGTCTTTCCACCTGCACAGGACAGCAACTGGGCGGTTGTCTTCCAGCAACCCCAACCTACAGAACATCCCACGAGACAGTAGCGTGCGCAGCCTTTTCGTAGCCCCAGACGGGTACGAGCTGCTGGTGGCAGACTACGACCAGATCGAACTACGAGTCATGTGTATGTTCTCCCACGACCCTAAAATGAGTGAGTTCTTCTTGACAGGGGAAGACATCCACGCTGGTGCTGCCGCCCTGGTTCTGAATAAGCCGGTATTAGAAGTGACCCCCGACGAAGGTGGCGGGGCGCAGAAGCTGGCCAGAACCACTGGCATCGATGAGGAGCACGCCCGGTACGTAATCGACCGGTACTACAAGCAGTTCGCTGGTATTACAAAGTGGAAGCAGGATGTCATATCAATGGGTAAGGCAAAAGGGTATGTCTCCACCATGTCCGGCAGGCGCAGGCACCTGGCTGACCTGCTATCCCCAGACTCCCAGCTCCGGTCTAGGGCAGAGCGCCAAGCAGTAAACGCCGTAGTCCAGGGTTCCGCTGCGGACATCTGCAAAAAGGCCATGATTGATGTGTACAACGCACTCAAAGACTGCGAAGCAAAGATCCTGGTCCAGGTACACGACGAACTGGTGGTCATGGTTCGGGAAGAAGAGGCGGACTCCCTACTCCCGGTGCTGGTAAAGGCCATGGGAGATGGGGTATCTTATGAAGGTATACCATTAAAGGTATCTTGCCACTCAGCCCGAAGCTGGGCGGAGGCCAAAGGAAAATGACCATGTCCCTAACACCAGTAGACAAGCGAAACTTCTACCTTGCTCTTTCCATATTGGAAGGTCAGAAGATTGCCTCGACAGCTGGGTTCTCGTCGCCCTCTGAAGAAGTACAGGAGAGCGAGATCGTAGATGTTATTCGTAAATGGCTAGTCCTTACATCCGTAGGAGTCTTTGATCATACTAAGGTATGCACTGAGTGGATGTTGGAAGTAGTCCAGGAGAGCAACGAATTAACAGAATCCGAGATCGAGAACACCAGAAACGTACTTGTGTCATTTGGTATGGGTCTTATCTCTCACCTGATTGTCTCAGAGCTGTTGGAACTGCAGACAGAGAACGCAAACATCCCAATGTCTTCTGAGACCGCTGCAACATTCATTACACTTATGACAGTCATCAACGAAGAAAATGAAGAAGAGGAAGAGGAGGAAG